AAAACGGACACCAATCAAGATACGCATTGTATCAAAATTGGTGTCCTGTTATGGTCGAGGTGACAGGATTTGAAAACGTTGTTCTGCGATGTTTTGCGAACTTATGTTTGCGTTCTGTGAAACCGCACTATTAAAGGGTTTTTCGCTGTTTTACATTTTATCACAATTGCATAAGCAAAACAAAAAATTCCGAAAAAACGGTCAGAAAACGGTCAGAAATCCGCTTGCATTTACAAGAAAGATGTGGTATAATCATAAATGTAACCGGGTGGTTTTGTCCATTTTTTAGTTTCATATTTGAATCCTGATTCTTTTGTGGGGAAAAGTCGTACAGTAATGTACGGCTTTTTTCTTTATATAAAAAAACAAGACACACATTTCTGTGTGCCTTGCATTCAATCCAAACGTAGCCAATCTTTGAGGAGGTGATCTGGCTACGTTTTTATTATAGCTTATTATTCTTCGGAAGTCAACCATTTTGCTATCTGTTTTGATGTATAACCGAATTTTTTGATGATTTTCTTCCTCATTTCGTTAAACTTTTTCTTATCGGTTTTGTACAGCTTACGCATTAAAGGTTTAAGCACTTTTGTAATTGCCGACTTGATCGAGCTTTCAGCCTTTTCTTCTGCTTCGTCAGCAGTAAGCTCCTTGTTATCAGCTTCCGCCTGCATTATTAGTGATACAGCCTTTGCAGACAACATATCGTCATATGCTGTGTTGTAGTCAGACTCGTTGCCGTCCTGCAGAGCCTTGACCAAATCATTGGCTGTGTAGAGCGATTCGGTGTTGGTATCCTCGTTTAAGTCACTTGCCGTAGATGTGTCAGCTTCGGCTTCGTAACTCTTAAGAGCTTCGTTCACTTCAGTGTCGCTCATATTGTCAACCGTCAGCTTTGATATGCCTGCTTCGATAAGCTGTGTACGGTTTTCCTGTGCCTTGCTGATTTTGTTTACTCTCGCATTTACACAAGCTGTCCAAAAGTCCTTCGACAGAGCCGTTGTATCTGCAAGGTTTCTCACAATTTCTACAGCCGTTTTAACATCTCCGCTTATTCTTGCTTTAGCCGCCTTATCGACATCCGCATTGAACATCTTGTTGCCCTTGCTGTCATCAATTATTTTTGACTTTAACCGTTGTTCAATTTCTTTCTGTGTCTTGCCGAGCCTGTCATATTCGTTCTGCGTTTCTGCTTCATCGTTTTTCATCACAGCATTGTACAGAGCTTCGTATCTTTCTGTGTCAGGCGTTGCCTGTGATGCTCTGAAGATAGGCTCTCCGAAGATGTCAACGATTGTATCAACCTCTCTGAGAACATTGTATACCGGAATGCCTGTAAGCTGTGAAAGATACCTTGTCAGCTTATAAACGTTCTGTAAACTGAGCGATGTGTCAAGCTCCCCCTTCTGTGCCGATGTGACCATCTGCTGCCCGAACTTGATAATTCCTGAGATTGCTGACATATCCATACGTTCAACATCATAACCATCAAGTAACGTGAGAATATCCTTGACAAACGGAATGATGCTGACAGGATTAAGTGAGGAGAGCAAATCTCCCACGAATGACTCAAGCCACTTTTCACGCCACTCGTCATCTCCTGTATCACGGAAAGCCATAACAATAGCTTTCGCCGCCGCCGCTAAAACAGTTGCCATTACGCAGGATGCGTATACTCGAATCAACCTTTTTGTAGCGTTAGGCTTTTTGTTCTTTACATCAACGATAGCGTTTCTGAGCAGATTTGCCGACTTAAGAGGCTCTGCCATAAAGGACATATCCATCTTAACTAAAGCGTTCTTGCTTCGCAATATCATCGGTCTGTGCAGTACACTGTCTACAACCTGAGTCTGATCGACAACATCATCAAACTTTTCTTTCGTGATGCTGAAGAATTCATCCGAACCGACTTCTGCTTCGGGATGGAATTTCTTTGTCCATAGCTTTGTAGCCTCCCATATTGCTCCCCAAGTTAAGTCATCAAAGAAGCCTGCAGGCTTCATCGCCAAGCCGACAACCTTATCTTTTGCTGTGCTTCTGCCTGTGATAATCTCGTCCATCGACTTGCCCATATTGGTTTCAAAGAAGCCTTGCGACTTCCACCAAGCAATCTCCGAATGTGCTTGGGCTTCCTTTGCTGATTTCACCGAATGCGTAGCAGCAATCGCAATTCCTTTCGCTATTAAGTCGATGTCTAACACTGCACAAGCTCTCATAATCGCTGTAGGCTGCTGTATAACAACAGAAAGGTTTCCGGCAATAGCCGCCGCTTTCTGTGCAGATACAAGCAGGCTTGACAGCTCACCGCCGTAATTGCCCGTAGGCTTGTTGCGATTGATATCACGGATAAGCTCTGTAAAGTATTTCTCGCAATTTGTGCCGAACTTCTGAAGCATTGATTGCTTGATGGTTTCGCCAGTCTTACGATTGTTGTAATTAAGCCATCTCATTCCGTCTGCCACAGCCCCTGCATAAGCACTATAACTGCTCATTTCCTGTGCGTGTTGGCTGACAACGTTAAAGATATCGTCAATATCTATCGCATTATTTGCATTCGGAACAAGGCTTTTCGTGAAGCCGTAATTAAGCATCGAGTAAAGTCCTGTTTCGCCGCCTGAATTCTGATCGTTTGTGTCAACGCCCGTTTGTGATGACTTTATCGGGAAATAGTGCGGATCACCGAATTTAGCATAGCCATACATAGCCATACTTACTTCATTGCCCCACTTAGCACAAGCTGTAGCCATAAACTTCTGCAGCTTTTCAGCCGTTGCAATCTCCGTGCTGTTAAGGTTTTTAAGTAGGCTTGTAAGCTCATCGGGAGATATGCGTATCGGTCTTGCCTGCCGCACACCTTTAAGGTCTGTCGGTCTGATACCGCCTCCGAAGATATGTTCAAGAGCCTGTTCACGCTTTGACAAGCAGTACAATGACATAAGCTGTGCCTTCGACATTGTTATTTTGCCGTGTGATGTTTCGTAGGTTTCGTACTTTTCACTCAGCATCTTAAACTGCTTTTCACTAAGACCGCTTTCCTTACGAACCTTTGCGAAGTAATCCTGTATTTCGTGTATGTGGCTGATGTATGTGTTTAATCCTGCTCGGAACGCTTTATAAATCTCCATAGCCGAATCGCCAAGACCACGATGGTAACTTCTCGCATCGAGCATTTGCGAATTGAGATAGGTGTCTAATGCACCAACAGCCTCCGCTCCCTTGTTTTTGTTGAACGGATTTCTTGTTTTGTCCGTTGCCATCTCAGCAATAGAATTCTCTGCAAGCTCAGTTATTCTCTGCTTGATGTTTGCAGAAAAAGCCTTGTCTGCGGTCTTAACTGCGTAGCGGAGAGCCTTAAGCACTTTATACAGAGCTTCCATTTCTTTATGACTCATATCACGGACAGCATTTGTGCCGTTCTGTATGTGGTTTGCGTAGTATTCAAAGCATTTTTTGAGTACCTCAATGTTAGACGAAAGGTCGGGATCGAAATTGTATAATTCCTCAGTATTTATCCCATTCTCTTTGCTTGCGTACATCGAATGCTGAAGGATGAATTCGTTGAGCTTGGTAAGCTGATCGCTGATTTTTTGAGCCGCCTTAGACATCTCTCCTTTTCTTGCCTCTTTGTTCTTGGAGATTTTGCTTATAAGGTCAATGTTTGCAAGCACGTTTGCAACGGTTTCCTTATACACTTCAGGAATGTGATGTTCTTTGCTGTTTGATGTTAAGTCTTTGTACAACTTTTTGTACTCGGCAGTTATCCTTGCTCTCAGTTCAGATTTGGCAGCGTTTTCTCTCTTCTCTCTCTGCTGTTCTCTGTAACGTTCACGCAGAGCCTTGAGCTTTTCATCACGGTCAGCTCTGACATCGTTCAGCTTCTTGTCTTTAGCATCACGCAGATTTTTAATATCGTTATCGTACTTATCGTTTTTCTCCTTGCGTAACTTAGCTATAGCTTCGTTTTTCTCATCACGCAGAGCCTTGAGTTTTTCATCGTAAAATGCTTTTGCTTTCGCCCTTTCAGCCTTGCGTAATTCGGCTCTTGCTATACGGTTTTCGTTGATAACCTTCTGCAGCTTTGCTTCGTATTTATCAGCAAATGTTTTAACTTCGGGAGTATCGAAGTAATCGTCAAATATCTGCCACGCTAACTCGCTTGCCGCTTCAGCAACAGAATCTCCGAAGGGATTTTCTATTCTCGGCTTTGTTGCTTCTATAAAGCTGACAAGCTGTTCAAGACATTCTCCCTCAGATACGTTTGTATCAAACTGTCCCGGTGCAAGCTCTGCAAGCTCCTGCACAAGCATATCTACTGTTTGACCGTGACTTTCTTTGTTGGTAGTCAATTTCATTCTGCCGAACATTGACTTGCGGAAGGTGTTGTAATCGCCGTACAGAGATTCTATCTCAGATTTAGTTGCATCGTCAACGTAAATTCTCGCTGAACGAATAATGCCAAGCACATCCTTGAAGGTATCACGCATTTCAGTGTTCAACGTTTCTGACTTGTTGACTATCTGTGATGCAAGCTCAAACATTGCCTTGTTTGCTTCTTCGGCATTTGCATCTTCATTCGCAACGTACTCAAAAATCTGTTTGAGTTTTGCAGACACTTCTTCAACATTGGCTTTGCTCTTGTATTCTCTGGTATATCTCTTGGCAAGTTTGCTTACTACTTCGGCATCTACAGTGTGACCGCTTGTCAATTCCATCTCTTTTTTTAATGCTTCTATCTGTGTCTTGAGATCATTATTTTCCTGTTTGAGCATTTCATACTCAGCGGAAGCCTGTTCGGAGATAGAAAACTTAACATCGTCAAGCGAATTGAGCTTTGCCGTTCGGTCTTCCTCGTTATTCTCTTCGTACTCGATGATCTGAATACCGTAGTCGGCAAGCTGTTTCTTTGTGTTCTCGTCCAGTGTTTCCGGCACAACAGCATACTTGACTTCATCGAAGCGTACCGCTCTCTGTGGCTTGGCTTCAAAATATCCTGTCGGCATTTCCATAATGCCGTGAACAAGGTTTACGATATCATCTACAGCCGTATCGGTTATATCGGGATAATACTCCTTTAGATAGCTCTTTATGCCTGACTTTGTTTTTGACTCTCTTACTGCATCGACAATATTACCTGCGACAATATCACTATCAATGAAATTGTTACCGGAGTAATCGTTTTTGATTGCCTTAGTCACTTCGCTAAGCTGTTCAGCAAAGCCACTTTTTATGTTTGAATATTCGTCATCGCTCATTTTTTGCAAACGAGCTGAGTCTGATTTCAATTTATCAATAGACGAGTATTCTTTCTGCGCCACGCCCCATATTCCCATGCCACCAAAAAGAGTGTCACCATTCATTTCAGAACGCATTACTTTAACAACGTTCTCAAGAGTTTCTTCGTAATGGAGCGCATCAAAGTTTCGAGTTCTTCCGCTTGGTGTGTAAAAATCTTTACCGTTCCATATGCCACTCTTTTCTTCAGCACCTTTAAACAGTCCGTCAATCCATTTTCGATACTCAGACTGGTCAACACTATCACGAATAGCTTTATCTGTTGCTTCATAGTCGATATCTTCTGTGACGGTAATACCTTTGTTGTGCTTGTATTTTAACGCTTTTGCTAACGAAGATACAAAAGTAAACGTCTTTGTGTTTGCTACCTTTGCTTCAGCTTCTTCAATGCTCATTCCGGTACTTCTGTAGTATTTTTTAAACGCCTCTGTAACCTCATCGTGATACTTGTTGAAAAATGCTTTTCTTATTGGCAAAGGATTTTCGCCGTTCCTTGCTGCTATTTCTTCTATTCTATTTCCGAACGTTGAAAGCAGTTGCTTTGACAAGGCAATTTCTTGTTCGTTAAGTGTCTGTTTTTCTTCTCTCTTAACAACATTGCTGATAACATCTTCACCGTGATCGAGCCTGTATATCTGCATCATGCTAACATCATCGTATAATTTATCGAGCATTTTCTGCTCACCGCCATCGCTATTGAGAGTATCCTCAAGTGTGACACTGTAGCGATACATATCTCTGACTTTTTCTCCATACTGTTTGTATAAGTCATAGTATTTTCTTCGTGCCTTGTCCGCTATTTTTTCGCTTACTTTATACTCGATTGCCGGATATGTTGGAGTCCACGCATCGCCGCCGTAAACCTTATTTCTTTTATCAGATTTCGGATCAATCGTTGATTTGTCAAAGACAAAGGAGCATTCACCATAATTTTCGTGTCCCATATCCGCTTTTGTGACTGCTATTGAGGGCATCGGGAAACCGCCGAGCTTTAATGACTTGACGAGTTTATCTGTATAGATATTATGTACAGCTATTAGATTGCCTTTTTCTTCAACAGGTTCGGAGAGGGAAAATTTTAATTTGCTTTCTGTTTCAGATTGTTCAGTTTCTTCAGAAAGTCCACTTCCGGAAGATTTTCCTCCACTAACACGTTCACCTCGTCCAGTAGATTTTTTGAGCCTATAATATCTGCCGCTTTGAGGACTGAATCTTTTGAATATCTGTCCATCATCAAATTTATTGTTTTGTAATAAAGCCTCGATTTCTCTTTGCGTGTATCCATCTCTTACTCCTTTCGCAATTATAACCGCTGGATCTTCGTTTTCGCTATGAATATTATAATCGTAATTTTCTATCTGATAAACTTCTGTTATTTGAAAGTCAAATTCATCGTCAGATAAATTATAACATACAATCTTAATTTTGTACACATCGTTTTTATTCGTTACACGAATAGCACAATCTTCAATTATTGCACTTGTATCGCCGTTCATAAATGCAGCTGTTGCACGCTTGTATTCTTCTTTTGTCAAAGCGTTTTTTTCTGCTTTTGAATATTTCACCCCACCGTTACTCTGTGTATCGGTGTTTTCTTTTGCGTTCGAGATCTTAGCATGATTATCAACCGCCGCTTTTAAGCCATCCTCCCACAGATTCTTAAATTTCTCAAGAGCCTTCGCATCTTCGGAGAGTTTACCTGCGATAAGATGGTTTACATCACCGCTCTTAAGATAATTCTTGATAGCTTCGATAATGCTCTTTAACGCATCGATGAACTTTTCAGCAAACGTTCTGTTCTCGCCACAGATTTCCTTGACGAAAGATTCATCGGTAAATAAATCCTCAACGAAGTCGGCATTCTTCAAAAGTGCCTCTGCAACATCGGCTGTCATTTCTTCTGTAAGGTCATAGATGTTATCTAACTTGTAACTGCTTGCGTAACGGTCGAGATATTCTTCAAGTGTACCGTTGCGAGTCAGCCATTCCACCACATACTTTGCCATAGCGTTAAATTCTTCGGGAGCATTTATGCGGATGTAGTGTACAGATTCGTGCAACGATGTTGCGGCAACGTTGCCTTCTCCGATATCAAGCACAATCTCGCCCTTCGTAGAATTGATTGAGCCTATAGCCGTTCTTCCGTTCTGCTTGTTGTTGTAGCCGTTTGTGCTATCAACAAGCGTTACCGTATATCCGGTTATTTTTGATATTGTTCTTGCAAGTCGCTTATGTGCTTTTGTGGCTGTACCGTTTGTTTCATTCTTCACAGATGCTTTATCAAGTCGCTTTGCCTGTCTGCTCTGTAAGTTTTTTAACTCCTCGTCATACTTTACCTTCTGTTCCTGTGCTACAACGTTGCCTGTTTCGGCAAGATATTTTGCTGTGCTTTCGCCTATGTTATTAACCATAGTCTGTGCGGTTTTTGCTATGTTCTCATAGCTCAAGCCTGTTCTTGCAGCCGAGTTTACTCCGGCAAAACTTCTTGCGTACTCACCAACGGAGATATTGCCTGTGTATCCACCGATAAACGCCGATGCAGTTTTTGCGTCATACTCAGATGCATAGGAAAGTAGAGCAGTAGTAACTTCATCCGTGTTAAGACTCTGTGCCTCCTGTGTTGTGCCGTTTGACAGATTTACATACACTTCACCGTTTTCAATGTGTTCTATGCCTGTTATCTTAACAGACTCATCACCTATCTGTGCCGTGAATGTAGGTGTTCCTGAGAGATCGTTTGCGTACTTGTTTTGTTCTTCTGCTATGTAGTTTCTTCCTGCTTCAGCCCTCTGAGCGTTGCCGAGAACAACATCAGCAATAGCGTTGCCTGTACTTGTGCCTGTTATATTCTCAAACTGTGCCTGCTCCGATAGTGTAACAAAATCTTCCCACGAGGAATTCGTCATATCCAAGCCTGTGGTTTCACTGAGCATATTAACAACGTTCTCATTGCGTGAGATAATCTTAGCTTCTTCCTCTGTTATTACTTTACCGTCATACAGCTTTCTGAGAATAGGAGCAACCTCTGTGGCTGTTTTTGTATCGCCTGTCGCTATAAGTGCAAGACTGGCAACATTGCCTTCTGACACAGAACTGAGCGTATCGACCATAGAATCGTACTGCTTGATAAGCTGTCTGTTGCTTATGCCTTTGAGTTTTGCAAGAGTCTGCTTCTCGTCCATTTCAGCACTGAACGTTTTGCTTATCTCGCTGTTCTTAAAGTCGGAATCGGGAAGTGCTTTAAGCATTTCGGTATACTTACCGCTCTGTATAAGCTCTCTCATACTGTCTGACTTATACATATTGTTTGCTACAGTGTAGCTTGCAACGTTTATAGCTTTACCGACAGAGCCACCAAAAGCACCGCCTACAGCACCACCGAATGCTTCTTGATACATTCTTATCGGATTGATAATGCCGCTACCGTCATCGGCTGTTGAGAATAACTCTGTTTCGGGAGCATATGTCAGCTTCTTAACAAGCTCTGATATAATGCCCTGCTTCAATTCTTCGGTCGCTTCTTCGCCTGTGCTTTTTGCGAAATCTCTGAGCCATCCCTTAACGCCTGTTCCTGCTAAGTCTTTAAACTTTTCGACACCGCCTCCGACTTCGATATAAGCATTCGGTAAGCCTGTTGCAAGCATAGCAATTGTAGCTTCCTCGTTTGATGCTCCTGCATCGATAGCATCGTTGTATGCACTGCCACCTTCTCTCGCAAACGATGTCCAGAAGTTGAGATCTTTCATCAGACCCTTTAACATACTTGATGCTGTCTGAGCCACTTTCTGTGCCTTTGTAAGTCCTACCGTTGTTTGAATCCCTTTTGCAGCAAGAGATGTACCTCCCGAAAGAGCCGCTACCGCCATCGATAAACCTGCTTCAGCTACAGCATCTAATGTTGTTGTTATAACTCCGCTTGTGAATTTGCTAAATTCTTCGTTATTAGTTGCGTTGTAGAGGTCTGTTGTAAGTCCTTGCTGAGCGTACCCACTAAAACGTTCTCTGCGATCAGCCTCGTCATGTACATAATTATAAAAGCTGTGAATTTTATTTGAAAGAGTGCCTTCCTCATATGGGTTTCTGCCGATGAAGTAATCTGCAGCATTTGTGACCGGTTCAATAAAAGCTGTGTACATACCTTCGCCTGTGTTGTAAATAGAGCCTGCTATAGCATCACCTACTTGCTCAACCGCCTTGCCGAACCAGTTTTTATTCTCATAGTCTTTCTGATGCTGTTCGTATTCGGCATACTGTTTACGGAAATCTTCGTTCTGCATATTCTTAGCAAATTCCTGTACAGACTCCGCTTTCTTCATATCCGACTCAATCCGCTTGTATTCGTCTGTATCTTCGACTTTCACAGACGGATTCATATTGAGTGCTTTCATTGTCAGCAGCTTGTTTCTTGCTTCAGCAACATTATAATTAAGTAACCTCTGCTGTTCTTTTGCCCGTGCCATATTATCAGCATAAGCGTTGTATTCGTTCTCGTCTTTAAACTGAGAAGAAAAAGCGTTGATGCTGTTATCGACTTTCTTCGCTGCTTCGCTCTTTGCCTGCGCATAACTGTACGCAGGCTTGCTCTTTTCGTTCAGCCTTGCGTACTGTTCAGCATACTTCTTGTTCTCGTTGTTGAACACCTCGTTATAGTGCTTCTGTGCCTTTTCACGCATCTGCGGAGAAACGTATGTGTTGATACCGTCACCAATCAGATTTGCTGATTCGTTTTCGGGAGTCATTACAGTGTAGTTATTCGCACTCGGCTTGTTCGCCATCTGCTCATATGAATTTCTGTAGTTTTCAACGCCCTTGTAGTATTCCTGTGCCTTCTTCGGTACATAGCTATTCTGATAGTGCTGCTTTGCCATTTCGAAAGCGGCATCATTTTTATTGTAGCTTGTGTTACTGCGGTCAAGTTTGGACGAATCAATATCGCCCATTATATTCTGCGTTTTCTTGCGTTCTTCGTGTTTCGCAATGTTTGCCCTTATACGCTTGAGTCTTTCTTCGTCCATCCTCAAAACCTCCGTTTATTTCTTGCTGTTTGCTTTCTTTGCCTTCTTGTTATCATCCAACCACTGCTGACGGGATGTAGACCAGTTGTTTGAATCGGATAACAGGCTCTTATAATCACCGTATCGTTTGTTATCTTCAGCAATTGCGTTTGCGTTTGACTGTATTCCTGCCGAGCCTATCGTTCCCCAAGAATTAACGCCTTTGAGTGTTGAGCTGTCTATCAGCTCAGGATGCAGTGAATAAATCAAATCTGTCAGAGAGCCTTCGCCAATTGATGCTTCGTCCGCCCATTCCCAAAAGCCGTCCTTATCGCCGTATGACTGGAATAAGGCTTCCGCAACTTCTGACGGATTATCTTTAACGTTGAAATAATCATCATAGTCGGTAAGAAACTTGTACGCTTTGTTGGGATCGAAGTATGTATCATCTTCAGATTCTTTCTGTGCTGATCCGATTGCCTTTGAGATGTTCATAGCATAATTTTTGTTCCACTGATCATCGCTCACCGCATCTCTCTGTTTCTGATAATCAAACTGCTTCTGCCACTGGTCATCGCCCACTTTGTCACGATACTGGTTATAGTTAAACGTTTTCTGCCACTGAGCATCGCTTACACTATCACGTTTCTTCTGATAGTTAAAGTTTCTGTCATCCTTCGCATCTCCGACATCATCTCTATACTTTCCGTAATCGAAATTGCGTTCGTTGTTATACGCATTGTAATAGAAATCTCTGTCATTGAGATAATCGCTCATCTTATCACGGTATCTGCTGTAGTCTGTAGAGTCAAGGTTTGTCAGCAGATTATTCTGATTGTAAAGGTCATTTGTTTCGTCACGGTAACGATCATATGCTCTCTGCTCAAGCTCAGGTATCTTATCGTTAAGCTGTTGCATATAGCTGTTGTATGCCTGCTGTCCTGCCGTTGTAGCATAGCTGTTGCCGTAACCGCCTGTCAGCAGAGCCGCATTGCCCATTGTATCCTGCATAGCTGTCTGACCGTTGCGTGTGTACATATCCTTGTACTGATTGTACAGTGTGTCCTTGTTTGCATCGTAGCTGAATTGCTTACGATTGAGAATGTTGTTAAGGTTATCGTTTATCAGGTTATCATACTTGCCAGTGTAAGCGGACGGCTTCTCGCTGTTGTGTACGGTATATGCCTGTTTCGCTGTGTTGACCGCATTGGAAGGTTTGTAGCCTGTGCTGTTGGTGGTCGAACTGCTGTTAGCGTTGAATCTATCGGGAGCTTTTTCGTAAATGCTCGATGTTCTCTCTTTCCTTACTTTTGCCATAGTTATCCCTCCTAATATTTAAGCTCTGCTGTGGCAGGCATATGCTCTCTGTTATAGTGTGTAGCGTAGCTGTTGTACAGAGCCGCAAACGTTGCTGTGTCATTGTTGTAACGTTCGTACTCTGCATTGTAATAATCTATCTTAACGCATAAATACTGCATATAGATTTCGTCATATGGAGCAGGAACAAACAGCTTATCGTCTGCAAATGTTTCTGAATCCATATCCGTAAATTCGATATCCGTTGTATCGTGTGTTTTGTATACCTCGTTATATACTGTCTGTTCAAGCTGACGAATCCATTCCGTTTTTGTTGCTTTCGGGATCTGATTCGGACGTAACGTGTCAGCTTTTGTAATAGCTCCGTTTGCTGTCATTGTTCCTCCTGTAAACAAAATAAGCGGCGGCGAATTACCGCCACCGCCGTTTTGCGACTTGCTTATATGCTCTGAGAACGTGATACCACGTTTGATATAAACGCTTCTGCCTTCTGCTTCTGTGCTTCGCTACGTTCAATTACCTCTGCTACCATGCGAGGAACTGAAACGGTAACACCACGTTCAACGAGATACGTTCTGCCGTTCACACCTACAAAGACCGGGTCTTTGTAGTTTTTTGCATCCTTGAATAGCTTGATGTCAACCATTTCTTCGGGATCGTATTCAGGCACAACGTTCTTTATCTCAGATGTTGTTGCTTTTGTTGCCATACTGGATTACCTCCATTTAGTTTGCTTCGATCTTGTTTGAGTATCTCTTTACGCAAGATTCGATTCTTACCATATACTCGTCTGACAGGATTTCCGCTGTCTTTGTTGCCTTCCAACCTACGCTTGAACGCTGATTGAGAGGATCATCGCCGTAGCCGAGCTGTTTGATGATATGCTCAAGACCGCCGCCTGTTACATCGGTTACCGCATATGCGTGTGCGCCGATAACAAGCGTTGAGAATATAGCTGTGTAGTGCTTCTCATAGTATGTGTCAGCCGTTACCGCACTGCCCGGTGTTACGGACGAAGCGGCAGAGTATGTTTCACCCGACTTGGTGTAATATGTCTTGCCTGCTACGAACTTTGTGTCCTTTGTAAGTGCGTAGAATTCGGGGCAACCATCTTCAGCAAATATCTTTGCTTCTGTTGATTCAACGAATCTTACACCGCCGATTGTACCGATTTCGCCCTGATAGATGTTTTCGGGATTCTTGTACTGATGGATAGACACCCAATCGTCCGATCTCATAAGAGCATATGACACAAACGGATGAATGATAGCAACAAATTCGCCGCCGCTGATGCCATCAGCATTCATACTCTTAAGCTGTGCTACCGCTCTGAAGATGGTGTCAACTGTCAGCTCTGAGTCAAGAGTTAACGCTTTTCTTGAAAGCACTTCGCTACCGTCTGCCTTATCAGCATAGATAACGTTTGTGCCTGCGTTTACAATCTCTCTTGTGATTGTGTCAAGCGTTCTGCCCGACTGACTACCGAGTAACTTTGTAGACTGTACAACGTTGTTGTCGATAGTAGTAAGCTGAAGCATATCAGACAGCTTGATGTAATCACCGAACTGATTGATTGTTGCTTCCTTTGTGCTTACGGATAAACTGTTACCAGTAGGAGTAACGCCTTCGGTAAGAGGAGTAAGTGCCTTAGGAAGTGCCGCATACTTACGGAACTCTATGGTCTTACCGTTGTTCTTGGGAATAGGATACTTATCGCCGAACTGATCGTGTACCAGTTTAGGCTCGGCATTGTCTATGAGAGTATCCTCATAGTAAGTTTTCATCTCTGCTGACAGAGATTCCTGTGTAGTTACCTGTGTATCGAACATACGCAGGTTAAGTAAAAATCTGTGCATATGTGTACCTCTTTCTTTCCATCAAGAAGAAGTTACAACGTGATTTTTTCGCCTCTTGCAACACGCTTGGCAATTTCCTCTCTGTCGGCTTTTGTCCACTTGTGAGGATCAGCCTTAAACGTAAAGCCTGCCTGTGAACTTCCTGCACTTTCGTCAGGTCTTAAGCCTTTAGAGCGGATATTGTTTACCGTCTGCTGCTGCACTGCCTGTGCAGTACGCTGTGTCGCTGTGCTGATCGCACTCTGAACGATTTCGTCCTGATGTATAACCTGATATGCGGTCTTGACATCTATGCCTCTTGTCAGAAGCCCGAAGAAGTCCTTGTTCTGCATCTCAGTGTTAAGGTCGAGATTCGGATATTCGTTCCTTGCAAAATCAGCCTGCATACTCCACTCGGCATACTTGGCATCAAACTCTTTCCGTCTGTCTTCTTCCTGTCTGATAGCCTGAAGCTGTGCATTTTCCGCTTCAAGCTGTTTCATCTTCTTGTACTGCTCAACGGACATTCCTGCTTCATCAGCCGCCGTTTCGTAATACGATTCATCTTCAGCAACAGCCTTAAGTATTCCATCGGTATCTGTCGGGTCAATTCCGTACTTCATAGCTACAGCATTCATAACTGATTGCATCTTGCCATTTGATTTCTTCAGCTCCGAATGATCTTTGAATCTGCGTTTTACCGCATTCTCGATTTCCTTGTTGATGAAATCCTTGCCTTCGCCATTTCGATACTCATTGTACCTTGACTGTGCATCATCCTGCGTGTCAGACGATGTGTTCTCAGTTACCGTAGGCTGTTTCCCATAAACAACCTTGCTTAAGTCCTTGCTGTTGTTTGCACCGGAGGAAGTGCCTTCGTTCACTCCTGATGTTGCTGTGCCTGTGCCATCTCCTGTTCCTGAAGAAGCACTGCCTGCACCGTCAAACATCTTTAAATTCAATTTGAAAATCATCGGTTTTCACCTTTCTGCAGTCTGTTCCTGCGAGTCATTATTGTAAGTATAACATACGTTTTTTGCCATTATGAGCTTTGTTTTCCGTGTTCAGATATTTTTACAATATCGGGATAACTGTCCGATATCAGCGAGAAGCCACTCAGAATGGCTTCGACTCCGTTTTTGATATCGTCATAGTCAGTTATATAGCTTGCAGAGAAAAAGCCGTCCTTGAACGTTATATCGCCGTCTGCCTTGTCTGTGTTATTGTACAGATAATAAGCGATTGTCTGAGCGATTGTACTTACCGCCGCACAGACTAAATTGCCGTCAACTCCGTGAGCTTCGTGTGCGTGACCGTCACAGATTATCTCGTGACCGTTCTTGTTGTGTTTGATTGTTATCTTTGTCATTCTGTCCTCACTGGCTGATGTTCGTTACATTCTGTGCCTTTTCTCTTGCCTTGTTGACTATGCTGTTTTCTGTGGCATCGTCAAAAATCTTTGCAAGCTGTGAGCTATCGCCACCTGTCTGCTGTGCCTGTCCGCTCGGCATTGGCTGTCCTGCTCCCTGTACTGTGCCTATCTGCTGTGGCATCTGCCCGGTTATGATAGCCTGTAACTGTGCCACTTGCTGCTGTAACTGCATTATCTGCTGATACATAGTGCCGTTCTGCTGTACTCGCTGTACAACCTCCTGCTTACCGTCAAAATCCATCATATCAAGGCAAGCAAGCACCTGATCGGAAAGTTGAGGATTGAAAAATCCTGCACCGAACAGCTCTTTTGCAAGCTCGTTCTGTGCTGCCTTTGAGAACGGAGATCGTCTGCTTGCCTTGCAGACGATGTCGAAAATAGGCGTTCTTTCGCCGAGATCGAAACCGCCCACACTGCCTGCAGATTGTGGTATTAATCCGCTGTTGTCAAACTGTACGAACTGCTGTGAGCCGTCCTTGCCTGTGATACGGAAATATCTCTGTGTATCGTAAAACTGCCGCATAAGCTCTATTGCAAAATAACACACTTTGGTATATGCATTGTATGTGCTTTTCAGCATATCTCTTGACAGCTTGCTTCCTGCCTCCTGCAGTGCCGCAATAGCAGATGCCGCTGTGATACCGCTTGTTGTGCCGCCTTGCGAGAAATCTCTGTTTCCGCTTGTTTCCTTCAGCTCGTCTATCTTAAGCTGCAGTACGTTCATAACCGCACTGTCAAGCGGCTCAACCTTTATCTCCCTTATATCCTCATCGGTCAGATTGCCTTGAACGTGTACAAAACGTTTTCTCTGATCGGCGAATTCACCTTCGTTGACATTGCCGTTCATCTTGACGAAATACCGCTTGTTCGTCATCTTGACCGTATGCTCAAGCACTACCTGATTCAGTTTGTCTATGTACATCTGACAATCCTTCATAATGTCGATGTATCCGAAGCCACACGGAGAGCCTTCTACACGGAACATTGTGTCGATTACAAACGGATACTCGCCGTGATCATAGAAGCCTCTGTCGGCATATTCGGGATCGTTCTCGCTTGCATACAGTACGGTATCTCCGCAGAATTTGCAGTAGTGCAGTTTGCACTTAGTGCCATCCCAAACCTTGTAGTACCAATCGACAACCGTTGACTTCTCGCTTGTATCTACGTTGTCATCGTACTTGTACTTGCTTACAGCAATCGAATCACCGCCCGATTTATTTGCAAATTCGGGATATCTCTGCTTAAGAGCCTCTGTATCCTCAAGCGATAGATAAAACAGATTCGGCGATTTCTGTATGTCGGATATGCCCGACTCCCAATACAGATTAAGCAAGTCAATATTGCAGATGTCAATATCACCTATGCCGTTGTCTTTTCTGCTGTTCCATAAGACAGCCTGACACATAGAGCCGCCTTTGAGCTTCTGCCACCATCCGTCCGAGTATGTCTGCTCATAATCGTTATGCTCAAGCACAACAGGCAGTACATCGGATAGCGTTTGTGCTGTCTGCTCATCGCTTAATTCTCTCGGCAGTATGGTAGGTTCAGGGTAATTATCCATAGCATCTGCATGTTTGTTCGCAAGCGAGTTAAACAGCCAAGCGGACACAGGACGAGGTCTGAGAGGATCGGATTCTACTGCAGATGCAGAGTCTGATAGCTCTCCCCAATGTCGCATCTTCCACCACTGCTCGTTGGATATGATACGCTTTTCAAGATTTGCCTTGCCTTGCTTGTATCTGTTGAGTATCTCCTGTGCTTCGTGTATTTCCTTTGTGCCTATCTTCTTGCCGTCATCATTCGGCACTCTGCCATCTGCGGTTTCAACAGGCTGTGTGCCATCTTCGTTTGCGTTTTCGGTCACAGACTCGGCAAGCTGTCCTTTTTTCTTTGCTCGGAACTTTGTGATTTCTTCTTCAAGATTCATTTTCTGTCCTTTCTCCTTGCTGTGCAAGAATCATATGTGCTTCTTCGCTGTCATCAGGCACTACTATTGCACCTTCCAGTTTCTCATCCTCTGTTTCAACACCGCCAAGAACAAACGTTTCATCTTCAAATATCTGCATATATGCTCCTTTCGCTATCTGCTGTTTGTGTATCTGATCACAAATGACAAAGCCGTTGTGCCTGTCATAGACATTGTGATTGTGCCGTTAGCAAGAGTTACGCTCTCTGACGAGCCGTTGCTTATAGTCAACATTACACGTTCTATGCTTGCGGTCGGCGATAATGCAAACACTTTACGATTACGCACAGGATTTGCGGCGTTATCGTAATATGCCTCGATTTCTACCACACCAAAACCTTCTCCGTATGTTGCATACGCAAACGTTTTTGGACTGTCCTCTGTTACACTGCCGTATACAACAACATCTGTATCGCATTTCCATGCTGACCACGCCCCGTCATTGCACCATCTTGTATAAGTCCGTTTTCGTGCTACGGAAGTATAGCGTTGTATGGTATTAAAATGCTCTGTGTTGATATTTCGGATATTGTCAACCGACAATTCAAACGGTTCATTGGCAGATATCGGACGGTTCTCAATATTCTGTGCAGATAGTGATGTACAAAAATACCGTCTGCTTTTACCCTTGTCTGATGCCGTGTTCATCGTAATATCGTTTAAATCAATAGTCTGCCCGGATATTTCTGTAGCTTTGAGATAATCCTTGCTGTCAAGCTCATAAGGTGTCACCGCTCCGACTTCTTCTGCTGTATACACAGGCTTGCTTTCAGCTTTTGCCCACGCAGGCACTGTCGGATCGGTTTCTTCCGTCAGATATGCAGGCATATCTGTGATGTCAGATACCGTGTGCGTGTGTTCTGTATCTGCCTTACCGTCAAGTGCCGTCTGTGTTGCTGTAGATATCGGCTTGTCGGCATCTGCTGTGTTATCCACATTGTCAAGCCCTATCTCGTTTGCTGTATATGTCGGCTTATCTGATTGCTTTGCCCAATCGGATATATCCGCTGATTTGAGATAGGCTGACAACTCAACGGATATCGTACCGTCAGCCGTAACTGATACGTTATCGCCAATCTTCACGCCACCGAGCGTGTCGGCTGTCGCAGATGGCAAAACATAGCTATTGCCACCGCTTGCTGATAGCGTTCCGTCCTCAGATATAGACAGATTCTCCCCGACTTTTATTGCTCCAAGAACGGTATCTGAAGCAATTGCGTTTGAGAAATCGTAGCCTTTTGCGGAAGAATACTTGCCCGATACGGTTAGATTGCCATCTTCGTCAAGCGTTAAGGCATCTTGCAGACGGTCGGCATCTGCACCGTTACCGACTGCAAGAAGCACTGTAACACTGTCTGTAGTCCAATGCTCTCCAAACCTTGCCGAGCCTTTAACTGCGATTCCCTTCATGCCGTATGGCGAGTTTCCGTCAGACTTTATCGAGCCGCTGACCCACAATTCGCCATCGCTGTTCAAGGTTAATGCATCACTCTCATAATTTCCTTGATGTGAGCCGTTTCCGACAACAAAAAGTGCGTTTTTGGTTTTGTTGCTGATGCCGAAAGCCGCACCGCCTCGATAATCGGATACTACATACTCGCCGTGAGCGAAGGATGCTTCCGCTTTTGCTTCGCTGTTAAAACCGCCTGCGTGACTGTACCAACCGCTTGCAACGGCATTGTACCCTTCTGCGTGGCTGTATCCGCCGCTTGCAGTAGCATTGTATCCTTCCGCATGGCTGCAATAACCGCTTGCTGTGGTTTTCTCGCCTTCAGCGTGTGAGCCTTCTCCGCTTGCTTCAGTGCTATAGCCTTCTGCGTGTGCGTATGTGCTGCTTGCTGTGGTGCTGTTTCCTTCAGCGTGTGTGCTTGGTGCTGTTGCCTTCGTGCCGTTTCCTTCAGCGTGTGCGTAAAGTGAGCTTGCGACATTATTTTCATAGTCATTAAAGATCTCGCAGTTTTTGCCAGTGTCAGTAAACTGCCCGACATCGCTTCCCGACTCGGATGCCACTTGGTAAATCACATTTACCGTCTGCTCATCATCGGCAGTATCGTTGTATTCCTCGATGATGCTTGCAAACGCAAACTTTGTACGTTCCGTCAGTGTCGACACATACTGCTCAAGGTCTGCAATACGCTGAGATTCGCTTGCTGACTTGTTCGGAGCAAAGCTGATGTTAATGTTTTCCGCCAATTTCGCTCGCCTCCTCTGTGTCGATAAACAAGCCGTAAAGCGTTAAGTACGGCTGTGCCGTTGCATCAGGACTCGTTGTCAGTTTGCCGCTTATCTTGATGCGTAACCGCTGACACCGCATCGGTATAGTCGGTATCAGTGTAACAACGTTGTTATCGGCTTCTTCGGCTGTTCCGTCATAGCTGTATACTGCCTGCCAATCGCCTCCGTCATACTGTACGGATACGGTAAACTGCACAGATGATATGCCTTGCTGATGCCACTCCTCAACCGACATTGTCAGCTTTTTGATGACAGTATGCATAGCCTTGCGTGAGTAACTGCTTGTCGATGTCAACTCGCCTCTGCATAACTCGCCTGTAATGGCTTCAAATGCGGTTTCCGCTGTCCTTGCCGACATCTCTACATCCGTTGTCAGCAGCACCTTTTGCATAGCTTTGTTGCTGTCTTTTGTGATAGCGTACAAGCTACCGCTGAAGTTATGCATAGATATCACGTTGAGCAGTGTGCGAGTGTACCATACGCTGTGCAGCTTATCATAGTAAAACACCGTACCGTCTGACATTGCCATAACGATATAACGGTCATCCGCTGTACCGCAGGCTGTCCTGCTGTCCCGGTCTACGCATAGCTTGCCGTCAAAGCGTGACGAGGCAGAGCCGTTAAACGTGCATATGCCTTCGGGTGCTTTGTAGTATAACAATCCCTCACTGATGCAGAGCGATTTTGCACTGCCTTTTTGCACTCCTCTGACCGTGTATGTGGTAATCGTAAAGTTTGATGCTTTTGTGCCGTAAACGCTGTGTACGCAATCCTCCTTGAAGAAAAGGACACAGCCGTTAAACACGCAAGCTCCCGTAAAATCGCCGTCTGTACCTACCGTTGCCGCCCAAGAGTCAGTGCTGATGCCGTTGTATTCTCCCCACTGGAACGGATCTCCGAGCTTTGAGCAGTATATCTCGTGATTTTTTGATGAGCATCCCCACAGGCGATTGTTGTATTCTATGACGTAGTCCATGTCAGGAATTGCACTTCTGGTCAACGTAACATTTTGATATACCTTTTCGCTTGTACTGCCATCAGATTGTTCGTCTGCCATGTAGAAGTACGATGTACTTAGCTTTGAAACATCAAATTCCACACTAAAGTACAATTTTCCTGAATCGTTAAATATACATGTACCCTTCACTCTGACATCTCTCGTTTGACGATTGCCATCAGTGTCAGTCCATATCAAATGCATGGAATCGCCACGATGTAAACGTGATATTTTTTTTGATTGTGTCATATCATCACCATACGGCGTTACCATATACCAACGTTTGTAAATTGCTACGGTTGGCTTTGTTGCATTGCTGTTTTTTTCTGTGACCGTGCCAACGATATCGTTTTCAACGCCGCCACTATCGACTTCTATCGGAGACGAAGCAATATTTACACGCTTCCAGTCAGGCAGTATCACAATATACGCACCAATGTTGACAAGCGTTTTATCGCCTGCTGACAAGCCCTCTATCGTTGTCAGTGTGCCTTTGCCGTCAAGGTATATACCCTCTGCCGTTGTGTATACAAGTATCCCGTTACGGTATGTGTACCCGGTAATCTCGTCTGATGATACTATGTCGCTGTATGCATACGGCAGACAAGTCCGCAGTGCAGGATATGCTGTAAGGTCAAAGCCGTTAAGTTTATCCCACTCTCCGAGCGGCGTTCCGTTTGCTCTGTTGATACCTCCAAATGTAGTCGCAGAGCGGATTCGTGAGCTTGGTGTGTCACGGATATAAGTGCTTTCCATAGGTTTCCAACTCCCTTCAAAATGCGGTTAAATGCGGTTAAATGTTATAAAAGCTGTAGTTTTTGTGTACTCGCTGATCAAGCGGATCATCGCCTCTCGGTACGCTTGCCGACACGGTCGGAGCAGCTATCGGATGATCCATCAAGACATATCTGCACTCGTCATAGATATGATCCTCCTGCGTTGTGTCGATATCCTCAACGTGTACATCGTCATACACTAAAGCAGGAATGGTTCTCAGAAATCCCTTGCAAGTGCTAAAACAGTAAAACTTAGGCAATCCGTCAGCATTAAACGCAAGCCGATAGTGATACTGCATCTTGCCTGCGATTCTTGCGTTATCGCCCGGTGACCAAAGGACAAAGTTTGGTGCTTTTGACATGATATCTGCCACACTCTCGCCTCTGCTCCTGTCAAAGATAGACGGGTCAGCGATGCCTGTGATAGTCCTGCCTCGGAGGTTCTCGTCCTCGCTCTCGATACGCCGTATCTCCGATGCTATCTCCGCAGGATTTAGCTTTAAGCCTGTGTTTGCGACATCGGTACATCCGTAGTATTCCCTGATGCGATAGACCGTGTCGCTCTCATCGATGGCATACCATCCCACCGAAAACGGCTTTGCATAGCCAAAGTCAAAGCCTCTTACGATTACCCAATGCTGTGGTATCTTAAACGGCGATATGACATGTGTCCACTGTCTGTCAACATAGTGTGTCGGATTGTCCTGCCACTCGGAAAACACCTGACCGCTGAAGCTATCCCAATTGCCGTACAGCAAGGCATCTCGCTCCGCTTGTGGCAACATCGCAAGCGATGCAAGGTATGCAGGATCGTTTGCGAGTAGCTGTTTGTTGTCAAAGACACTTGCAGGCACAAAGATCCTGCTACGCTGATAGGTGTGTGCTTGTCCTGCCGTATCTGTGACCGTGTATGTGTCGATGATAGGTGTCATCGGCTTTGCGGCTGTGATAAACCGCTGTTTTACCCATCCGTGACCGACTCCGCCGGGATTGGCTGTAGCCCTCATATATACCCTCGTTCCCGATCCACTCGGACGGTTACGAGAAAACATATAGCTGTACTCATCCCAAGTAAAGTGTGTAAGCTCGTCAAAGCCTATAAAGTCAAACTGCTGACCCTGATACTTTGTGCGATCTTGCACTCTTTGCATAGCCCCGAAGTATATCCTTGCTCCCGAAGGGAAGCACCATACATGCTTGGAAGCGTTGTATACGGCAGACGGGAAGGCTTGCTTATATATGGCTGTCGATCTACTCTCAATCTCTACAAGCTGTGGAAAAGTCTTACGCAGTATCAGTGCCTTATAGTGCGGTATATGCACTTGCCGCAGTGCCTCTGCAAGCAGTGCATCTGACTTGCCACCGCCTGCCGCTCCGCCGTAAAGTGCCTCATACTCAGGACGGCTCAAGAACACAGCTTGCTTGGGCTGTGGTGTCCATATAGTGTTATTGCTCATCGTCATCACCACAAGATGTAGTATGCTCGGGTGGAGGAGCTATCGTTTTTATAGCATCTGCTACCACCTCAGGAAGCACTACTACGCCACCGCTCTGAGTGTCGCTCTCCGCCTCTTTACGCCGATCTCGCCACAAGTCAGGACGGCGATTTTTGAGCCAAAAGATTTGGGCTGTAGTGTCAGGCGGTACTTCCTTTTCGACCGCAGATACAGGCACAAGATTGCCATCGCTGTCCGCTTTATAGGACACTTCTTTTGTCTTATATCCAGTTGCCTTACGAAACAAGGCATTCTCGACTATAGTATCAGCAACCTCTTTTCCGCTTTTTAAGGCTTCGCCTATGGTATCGGGGTACTTTTTCTTCCACTCGCAAAGCGTGGCTATGTGCAGATCTATCTTTTCGCATATCTCGGCATCGGTCAATCCCCTTCTCGCCCACCCGGCAAGAAGGATCAGACCTTCTTCCGTCAGCCAGTATGCCACCTTGCTTTTTCCCATCTTTCTCGCCCCCTTTAGATGTTCGTGCGTATTATATATAACCATTTTCGTGAGGTCACGAAAATGGTCTGTGTGCGTTTATATATATATTATACAAAACCGCCCGATCATCTGTGGCAATTTCACGCTGTTGTGCAATCTGCACAAGTTTTGCAGATTTTTTTGTGCAAATCTACAAAATCGTTGCACAGAAGGCAAAAATGTGTTGACAAACACGGAAGGCTGTGATATCATATAGACACAGCCAAACGAGAGGCTGATAAAAAATTCAATCCAAACGCCCTTCGGGGCAGAAAGAGGTTTACCATGAAAAACTACAGACTTTATGAAGCACAGGACAACGTAATGAACTACATCATCCTCACGGATGGCGAGGGACACGCAAAGCACATCGATCACGATGTCAGCGAGGACGAGATCACGGAGCTTGCAAAGCTCGTTGCCGAGCAGGATGGCGAGCTTGAGAGCAGAGTCGAGAGCGATTGGATAGACGAGGAAAAGGCTTTTGACGGTCTCTTTGCTAAGAGAGAGATCGAGGCTTGAGAGCTTCGGCTCTCGCCCTACGGGGCAAAAACGAGGACAGAAACAAATTTTAAACCGACCGGGAGCGGATTACTCCCGGAGAAAGACGAGGATAAAATCATGGAAAAGAAGTTCGCATTAGTAACAAAATACGGAGAAATCTGTGAGAGCAGAAACGTTAAAGCAGTCAGACGGGGAACAATGACAGTCCGTGAAGCGTTTAACGCTGAAGATGGTTTCCGCAATAACAGCTTTAATGAAAAGCTGTACGACACGCTTGAAGAAGCTCAAGCAGAGCTTGACAAGTTACCGACTACAGCTCGTCTGCTCAAAAATGCAACATATTTTTTTGAGTGTGAAGTAAGTTACATCGAAGAGCGTGAGTATGACGAGGACGGATACTACGAAGACACCGGATGCGAATGGATCAACGAAAACGAAGAAATCAAGGACTAAACTAATCGGTCACTTCCCTCTGCAACAGGGCAGAGGGAGAAAGGAATGAGCTATGTATGAGTTTCGATTCGTGCATCAGCACGGATACATCAGCGGAGAGTACGGAAAGGTAGTGACAAAGCAAAACCGCTACGGAAGGTATTTCGTGTTCAGAACGCTGAATAACGAAGAAATCCCGCTAAAAAAAGCAAAGTCCGAGTTATCGGACGAAGCAGTTTCTTTTTACGCTAAGCAGATCAGAGATCAGCGTAGCAAAGCTATCCGCTTTGAGATAGCAAAAGACAGCACTCTCGCAGGATGCGAAGAGCGATGGGAAAGTCACGTTGAAAAAATGACAGACGAGGAGCTTGTTATTGATGAGATTTGCGATATCATCGAATCCTTTCGTGGCAAAGTTGGCATTCTCACAGATAGCGCAAGCTGGAGATACCGCAAAGCTCTTGCGATGTCTTGTAATGGCATCAAAACACTTCAAGCCCTTGCAGATGACGAGAACGAAGATGTAGCTTTTACTGCAAAAAAAGCACTTGAAGAAAAAACAGGAGGAAGCAAAAATGTATAAAGTTATCAACGGCAAGAAATACAACACGGACACGGCAAAGCTACTCGGCACTTGGCGTGCCGAGTACAGCCCTACCGACTTTAACTACTTTACCGAGAGTCTTTACAGGAGCAAATCAGGTAACTTCTTTATCTACGGATGGGGCAATGCAAACTCGCCGTACCGTCAGCAAGTCGAGTACAACACTTGGACAGGCGGCGAGAGCATCATCCCTATCAGCTTTGAGCAGGCTCAGAGATGGGCAGAAGATCATCTCGATGGCGAGGATTACGAAGCTATCTTTGGCGATGCCGAGAGCGACTCCGATGCGACACTGACTATATCTGCAGGAGCTTTAAAGCGGCTCAGACAGATACAAAGTCAATCGGGCAAAACGTTAAAAGCCATCATTGACGAGATGGTAGGTATCTAAGCAAAGCAAAAGCCTACGGTTTAATCGCCGTAGGCTTTATTTTTATACTTTTCTCAGATCCGCTGCCTTTACAGCTGCTGTGATCTGTCCATCATGTCCGATGACTATGTAGTCGCTCTTGCCGTTTGCTCCGACTTGGACTACTTCGTATGTCTGAGTATAGACAAAGACCGCAAGATTACCTCCGCTGTAGGTTTTCGCTCCCGGCGTTACCTTGACCTTATCGCCGACCTTAAGAG